ACTCAGGTTTGATGGATGCAAAAAATGTATTCGTCATTTCTTACCTACACAAAGCAATCAAGGCACTCAATCAACTAAGAATGATTGAAGATGCGGTAGTTATTTACCGTATCTCAAGAGCACCTGAACGCCGTATATTCTATATTGATGTTGGTAACTTACCAAAAGGTAAGGCAGAACAATACATCCGTTCTATTATGATTCAGTATCGTAACAAGTTAGTTTACGATGCAAGCACAGGTGAGATTCGTGATGAACGTAAACACTTGTCGATGCTTGAAGACTTCTGGTTACCTCGCCGCGAAGGTGGTAAAGGTACCGAAATTACAACATTGCCTGCTGGTCAAAACTTAGGTGAGATGGAAGATGTAAAATACTTCCAAAAGAAACTGTTGAATGCATTGAATGTTCCAGTTTCTCGTTTAGAACCTAATGACGGTGGTTTGATGGGTGTCGGTAAAACAACCGAAGTTACCCGCGATGAAGTTAAGTTTGCAAAGTTCGTTCAAAGACTACGCAACAAGTTCTCACAGATTTTTGACCATGCACTACGCACACAGTTAGTTCTTAAAGGTGTTTGTACCAGTGAAGAATGGGATGAATTCCGTGAAGAAATTTATTACGACTTCATCAAAGACAATAACTTTACCGAAATGCGTGATGCAGAATTGCTGCGTGAAAGAGTCAATACTGCAACGATGATGGAACCATTCATTGGTCGTTACTTCTCTGCAACATGGGTTAAGAAGAATGTTCTTCAGATGACCGATGAAGAAATTGAGAAGATGGATCAAGAAATAGAAGAAGAAGGTCCAATCACACCAATTGGTGGTGACCAGCAACAAGGTCAACCTGGTGGTGATGCAGAACCAGTAGATAACACTTATGAGAAACAGGATACAGAATCTCTGACACCAGAATTAGATAATTCGGTAGAGAAAACTGCTCTCAATATAAATAGGAAATAATGGAGAATACTATGACAAGTTTCGTAACTCAAATCGCAACAGGTGATGCTGTTGGTGCCAAACAAACAATGTCTGATATGTTGTCTGCAAAGGCATTTGAGGCACTAGATGCCCGTAAACAAGAAATTGCTTCTACACTATTTGGTGGTCAAGAAGAAACAGAAGAAGAAACTGTAGAACAAGAATGAAGTCTTTATTAGAATTCAAATCTATCGTTGAAGAAGAGAAATCAGACTACTCAAAGTTTGATGCTCTTGTTCGCGCTGGTCTTGTTAACAAGGCACAGTTGCAACGCATCCATAAGATATTGGATAAGATGCAAGAAGAAAAGCCTGTGTTTAATAATGCCGACCGTGCGATTCTACAGAATATGTTCAATCGTATGGTAGATTTGGTTTCTAATAACAAACAGATTTTCAATCAAGCTCGTAGAGCAGTAAGAGAAGAAGTAGAAGAAGTTACTGATGAACCAGTTGTTCTACAAGAAGATAAAGATCCACCAGTAGTTCTGGTTATCAAACGCAAAGCAATTCGTATGTATCCAGATGGAACAAAAATTGCTTTGTATTACAATGAACGACTAAGAAAATATTTCTCTATACCTTATCAATATGGTGCAGGTATGGATGCACCAATTCAGGCAGAAGAAGTTGAGTTAGAAGAAGCAGTAATGGATACACTTCATAAGATTGTGAATGATAAACAGGCAAAGTCTGTTAAGTTTGCATCAGGTCATACTCGCAAAGTAGACCACTTTACCGCATCAGCAATCACTCAAGTGCATAAAGCATTGAATGATGAGAACAAGAAAAAGTTTGCTGATATGGTACATAAGTCACCAGAACATTTAATGAAGGCTGCTGACTTTGCTTTCAAGCATGCCAAATGAAACTGATAGATTTAATTGCACAGAACAAGTTAGTTGAGGCTAGAGAATTAATTTTTGAACGCCTTGAAGAGATGATTGTTGCCAGATTAGAGGCAGAAAAAGTTGCCGTGGCAGATGATACATATGAGTGGGTAGAAGAAGAGTTGGATGAAGCCAACGTAATGAAGATGGGTAGAATCACTAAGATTCGCCGTAGAATTCGTAGAAACAAGCAAGGCAGAATTGTTGTTCAGAAGAACATTAGAAAATCTTCTATTAAAGGTTACAAGTTGTCTGGTAATAGAGTTGTTAGAATACCGACAATGCAAAGATTACAGAAGGCTCGAAAACTTAAACGATACTGGAAGACAAAGGGAAAATCAAAGTTGCGTAGAACACTAATGAAACGCAAAATGTCCCTTAGACGCCGTACCTCAATGGGAATAAGATAAAATGGCATTTCAATCAGAAATTACAAATTCATTAAGAGGATCATCAATCATTAGAGTTGCTGATCCTGGTACAGTAACTATTGCACTTACTGACCTAAGAGCTAACCCAACAACAGAGACTGTTAACGCGGCTAGCATCAAGAGAGTTATGTGGTCAACTAACGGTGCCATTCAGATTGCTAGAAATAGTATGCCTATTCTGCAATTACATAACGCAGGTGAAATGCGTTTTGATGAGAGTGGTTATTCAATTGCAAACAATAGTGGGCAATCTATTGTTATCACAGTTCAAACTGGTGGTTGTCTTGTTATGGAAGTTTCCAAATCTGCTACCTACAACGTAGATCCATATACAGGATAATAACTATGAAACTGATTAGAGAAAACATCGAAGAAGTAAAGTATCTTACCGAAGCCACCGAAAATGGCAAGAAGAACCTTTACATCACTGGACCATTTCTTGTTTATGACAAACCAAACAAGAATAACCGTATGTATACCAAAGACATTCTAAGCAAAGAAGTTGGTCGTTACAATGAAGAATATGTAAAGACAAACCGTGCTCTAGGAGAACTTGGTCATCCAGATACACCTTCTATCAATCTTGAAAGAGTGTCACACAAGATTGTAGAACTTACCGACAATGGAGAATCTTTCATTGGTAAGGCATTGATACTTGACACACCATACGGGCAAATCGTTAAGAATTTTATGGATTCTGGTGTTAACCTTGGAGTATCTTCCCGTGGTATGGGCTCGTTGCAGCCAACAAAAGAAGGTTACAATATTGTTCAAGATGATTTTCGTTTAGCAACTGCTGCTGACATTGTTGCCGACCCATCGGCACCAGGAGCCTTTGTTAATGGCATCATGGAGAATAAAGAATGGTTGTTTGTTGAAGGTCGTTTCGTTGAAATTGATATTGATAATGCAAAAAGACAAATTCGACAGGCATCACGAAAAGATATTGAACAGGTTGCACTTAACTTGTTTGAAAATTTCATCAGAAAACTTTAATTTTATAAATAAGAAATCATAAGGAGATTCCTAATGGCATCAAACAAACTATTTGAGGCAGCCGCAGAAATTCTTGCAGGTAGTAAGAGTGCTGCACCAGCAATGCCTCCAGAAAAAATTCCAGCTGAGGTACATGATGCTGGTGGTCCAACCCCACAGAATTATAAGAACAATGATAATTCTGCAAAGATTAGCCCATCATCAAAGAGTGCTGCAGCACCAACCACAAAACCTTCAGCTGCCTCTCCAGACAAGCAAGAAATGCTTGGCAAAGGTCAGTCAACAATGAGAGAAGATGAAGAAGTTTCAGACGAAGAAGAAGTTATTGCTGAAACTGAAGAACAACTAGAAGAGAAGAAAGAATGGAAAGCAAAGATGAAGGAAGATGTTGATTCATTGTTTGCTGACGATTCTACAATCTCAGAAGAATTTAAAGAAAAAGTTTCTACCATTTTCGAAGCTCGCGTTACTGACCGTGTTGCTCAAATCGAAGAAGAAATCGAAACCGCATATGCTGGTATGCTCGAAGAAGCAGTTGAATCTATTCGTGCCGACCTAACAGAAAAGGTTGATGACTATCTTTCGTATGTTGTTGAGCAATGGATGGAAGAAAACCAGATTGCTATCGAAGCAGGTCTGCGTTCTGAAATTACCGAAGAGTTTATTTCAGGTCTACGCAACCTATTTGCAGAACACTATATTGATGTTCCTGCCGAAAAAGTTGACCTAGTTGATGAGTTGGCTTCTAAAGTTGAAGAACTGGAAACCTCTCTTAACGAGGAAATCGAACGTGGCATTCAAACCAAGAAGGCATTGGTTGAAGCTCGTAAAGCTGAAATCATTCATACTGTATGTGAAGGTCTCATCACCACTCAAGTTGAAAAAATCAAATCACTCGCAGAGAGTGTTGAATTCTCCACAGAGGACGAATACAAAACCAAACTTGAGACAATTCGTGAGAACTACTTCCCATCTGGCGCCAAGCGTGCTGATGAAAAACAGTTGCATGAAGAGTTGGAAGGCACAGATGACAAGGTCGTTGACCCAATGGTCGCTGCTGTTGCCCAAGCAATTTCAAAAACAAGAATTTAATTAGTAAAACAAGGAGATAAAAATGTATTTGTCCGAAGGCCTACAAAAGAAATGGGAAGGTGTTCTGGATCATCCAGACATGGCCCCAATTAAAGATCCATACCGTAAAGCAGTTACTGCTGTTGTTCTTGAGAACCAAGCACAAGAAATGCAGAAGACCGCAGGTATGCTGTATGAAACAGGTTCACCAACCAACTTTACTGGTACAGGTGGTTTCAGCGGTAGCGCAGCTGCTGCTGGTCCAGTTGCTGGTTTCGATCCAATCCTAATCAGTTTGGTTCGCCGTTCATTGCCTAACCTAATCGCGTATGATGTTTGCGGCGTTCAGCCAATGACTGGTCCTACCGGTTTGATTTTCGCAATGCGTACCCGTTATGCATCACAAAGTGGTGATGAAGCATTCTACAACGAAGCCAACACACAGTTCTCAGGTGCTAACACAGCTCTGATTGCTCAAGTTGCTAGCCAGTTGACTGCTCTTACAATCGCTGCTAACACAACTGAAGTGTTCCAGTCAAACGCTAATGCGGCCGTTGCAATGACAACCGGTTCTGCTGAAGCTCTTGGTGATGGTGCTGCAGGTAACACCTTCCAAGAAATGGCATTCTCAATCGAGAAAGTTACCGTAACTGCTCGTACCCGTGCTCTAAAGGCCGAGTATTCAATGGAACTTGCTCAAGACTTGAAAGCAGTTCATGGTCTAGATGCAGAAACCGAACTAGCAAACATTCTTTCAACAGAAATTCTTGCTGAAATCAACCGTGAAGTTATTCGTACCATTTACGGTGTTGCTAAGTTGGGTTGCCAAGTTGGTACAACCAACCGCGCTGTATTCGACCTAGACACCGACTCAAACGGTCGTTGGATGGTTGAAAAAGTTAAAGGTCTTGCTTTCCAAATCGAACGTGAAGCTAACACCATTGCCAAGACAACTCGTCGTGGTAAGGGTAACATCTTGATTTGCTCTTCAGATGTTGCTTCTGCTTTCGCAATGGCTGGTATTCTTGACTATCAATCAGCACTACAAGGTCAAGTTAACCTAACCGTTGACGATACTGGTAACACCTTCGCAGGTACCATGTTCGGTCGTATCAAGGTTTACATTGATCCATATGCACAAGCATCTTCAACCAACGAATTTGCTGTTGTTGGTTTCAAAGGTTCTAACGCATACGATGCTGGTATTTTCTACTGCCCATACGTTCCTCTACAAATGGTTCGTGCAGTTGATACCGGTACCTTCCAGCCAAAGATTGGCTTCAAGACTCGTTACGGTCTAGTTGCTAACCCATTTGCAGAAGGCACATCACAGGGTCTTGGTGCATTGAACCGTCAAGCAAACAACTACTACCGTGCGTTTGCTATCAAAAACATTATGTAATAAAAAGTCACCATAGAGTGACCTTTAAAGAGGACTCCCTAAAAAGAGTCCTCTTTTTTTTGCCTAAATAGTCCACTATGACCGCACTTACTAGAAACCCAAAAAATCCAAACTACCTGCACCCTAATAAGTTCCAACTGAACTTCTCTAGGTTGCCTAACATGCAGTATTTTTGCCAGACTGTGGTTGTGCCTGGTATTTCCATGAGTGAAATACAACAGTCAACACCATTCGTTGACCTGTATAAACCAGGTGAAAAGGCAATCTATGACCTACTGAATGTTACCTTTCTTGTAGATGAGATGTTGAAATCATGGCTTGAGATACACGATTGGATCCGTGGCATGACATTCCCTACAGACTTCAAAGAATATCAAAACCTAGGTCTACTAAGTAAGACTGCTGGTATACGCCAGGCTATAGGCATAGGACCGCAATACTCTGATGCAACGATTACTATCCTTTCATCGGCAAATAATCCGACCTATCAGTTTAAATTTTATGAAGTGTTCCCTACCAGTATCTCGTCATTCCCAATGTCAACTACTGATAGCCCTGACACCGCCATTACTGCCGATGCCACCTTCAGATATTCCTATTTTGATGTTGCCAAAGTAAACTGAATTTGATACACTCCTAACAGGAGGTTTGCTATGAACAAACTTGATGAACTGCTACAAATGTGGGCGAAAGATTCTGTTATTGATAGAACTGAGCCTGGTAAAGAACTAATCAATATACCCCAACTACACAGCAAGTATTTGAACATACTTTCTCGGCACCGCCTTCTCACAAAGGAGGCAGAGTTCAAGTATAATAGAATGAAGAAGATAAAGTGGGAATACTATACTGGTAAACTTGATGATGAACAACTAGGTCAATACGGTTGGGAACCATTTCCTTTTGTGTTGAAATCCGAGATTACTACATACTTTGAGAGTGATGAAGACTTAAACAAACTAACTGCACAAAAAGTTATGCATGAAGAAATTGTTGAAGTCTGTCAGAGCATACTTAAAGAATTGAATTCACGCACATTTCAATTGCGTGACTTTATAGCATGGGAAAGATTCATACAAGGTGTTTGATATACAATTACTGAAGGTCAATGAGGCATACATTCGTGTTATTTGTGAACGCAATATAGCCCAAGAACTTTCAGATTATTTTACCTTCTATGTACCAGGTTATCAATTTACACCTGCATACAAGTCTCGTTATTGGGATGGTAAGATACGACTATTAGATTTACGGACCATGAACATATATCGTGGTCTTGTACCGTATATCGAAAAATTTTGTGAAGAAAGAAAGTATACGATTGATGTTGATGTTACATTAAAGGTAACTGAAAACTTCTCTGGTGTTGAAGCATCAGAACTCATAAAAAGTCTTAACTTGCCTTTTGAAGTAAGAGAGTATCAATCAAAATCTTTTCTTCATGCAATTAGGCACAAACGAATTCTACTGTTATCACCAACTGCATCAGGCAAATCTTTAATAATCTACCTGATTCTTAGATATCTGCAACACGAACACAAAAAAGGTTTGTTGATTGTTCCAACCACATCATTGGTTGAGCAGATGTATAAAGACTTTAAAGACTATGGTTATGATTCAGATGAATACTGCC